ACCGCTTACGAAGAAGGGTTAGGATGAAAGCTCAAAAAGATATTTTAGAAACATTACATGGTGCAGTAGCAAAAGAGTTACTGGATCGTATAAGAAGTGGGGAAGCTAGACCTGCTGACATGGCAAATGCTATCAAGTTCCTGAAGGACAACGGGATCGAAGGTTTGCCAATCGAAGGTTCGCCTCTAGGGAACCTAGTAAGTCAGATGCCATTTCCTACCAAAGATCAACTTGTGGGTACGAAAGTACCATTTAGTTGATCGCACCAATAATAACTCTCGCTTAATAAAAAAAAGGAGAACCTATGGTTACACAATTTGATCCATTTCGTATTTCAAAGTTTGGTATTGGCTTTGACTCACTAATCAACACAGTTCAATCTGATTTCTTTTCAGATTCCTACCACAATAGTTACCCGCCTTACAATATAATCAAAAAAGACGAACTAAACTATGATATCGCTGTAGCGGTAGCAGGTTTCTCAAAGAACGACCTAGAAGTTGAATATGCAGATGATATACTTACTGTCAAGACAAACAGTACTATTGATGAACAAGAGAAACCTGAAGTAATTCATCGTGGAATAGGGATGCGTAAGTTTACTAGACAGTGGACTATTGCTGATGATGTAATTGTTACAAGTGCAAATCTGGAAAATGGGTTACTTACTATTTCACTGGAAAAAGTAGTACCTGATGGCAAAAAGAAACGTACTATAGAAATAGGAACTGACAATGACAACTAACTACACTGATATACACAGACCAGGGATTGAATCAGGCACTCTAAAGGAACTTTGTGAAGAGTGTGAATGTGATCCGTGTGAATGTGACCGAAAAGAAGCTGACAATGAAACTAACGATTAGGTATATAGTAATTCATACAGCTATCCTTGTTGCTCTTTTATTTCCAGGGGGTACCTATGGGTCAAAAAAGGAACCAACCAACTATACAGGTACCTTTCCTACCCAAACTGTACGCCTTTTATGGATGGGCTGCTTTCAAGGTGCTAACATGAAGAACCCAACCAACGCTGAGGCAAATGGTCTTATATGTGATTGCATTCTTGATAAGGTAAGGAAAAGAATGACACACGAGTACGTTAGAAGGAACTCAGGTCAACACATGCAAGATCAATATACAGCGTTGGCTAACGAATGTGCACAAGAGTTTCAACAGTTGACTTTGAAAGAAGCTATATAAATTCATACAACTGACGTAGAACGAATATTATGATAGTAGATGAGCTAAAGGACTTCCGTAACTTTCTGTGGGTCGTATGGACCCATTTAAACCTTCCTGAACCTACTCCTGTTCAGTATGATATGGCTGAATATCTTCAGTCGGATGAAAAGCGTATTGTTATTGAGGCATTTCGTGGTGCAGGAAAGAGTTACATTACATCAGCTTTTGCTTGTCATCAATTGTACCTAAACCCGGAAGTTAAGATACTTGTGGTTTCAGCGAGTAAGATAAGAGCGGATGACTTCAGTACATTTACAATGCGTCTTATACAGGAGATGCCAATTCTTCAGCACCTTATTCCGAAGGAAGGCCAGCGGCAATCGAAGATATCCTTTGATGTGGGTCCGGCAAAGGCTTCACACTCTCCTTCGGTTAAGAGTGCTGGTATCACAGGTCAGCTTGCAGGAAGTAGGGCTGATATAATTATTGCTGATGATATTGAGATACCGAATAATTCTCTTACCCAGACGATGAGGGATAAGATATCAGAAGCAGTAAAAGAATTTGATGCGGTTCTTAAACCTGATGGACGAGTAGTTTACCTTGGTACACCACAGACTGAAATGTCGCTTTATGAAGTGCTTCCAGAAAGAGGATACAAGGTTCGCATATGGCCTTCACGGTATCCGAAGGGGACAATCAAGTATGGAGGGAAACTTGCTCCTTTTATTCATGATAAACTTACAGATGATCCTGAGTTGGTTGGAGCACCTACTGATCCGAAGCGATTTGGCAGTGATGATCTTCTTGAGCGAGAACTGAGTTATGGTAGGTCGGGATTTAATCTTCAGTTTATGCTTGATACCTCATTATCTGATGCTAATCGGTATCCATTGAAACTTGAGGATCTTCTTGTTATGGATATTGATAACGAGAAGGCACCAGAGAAATTGGTTTGGGGAAGAGATCGGGATAAGATTGTTGATATTCCTAATGTTGGACTTCCGGGTGACTTTTATTATAAGCCACTAGAAACTGTTGGTGAGTATATTGACTACACTGGTAGCGTTATGGCTATTGATCCTTCGGGTAGAGGAAAGGATGAAACAGCTTTTGCTGTTGTAAAGATGCTGAACGGGTACCTACATTTGATCGACTTTGGTGGAATAGATGGTGGGTACAATGATACGGTGCTGAAGACGATTGCAGTCCTTGCTCAGAAGTACAAGGTCAACTATGTGGTTGTCGAATCTAACTTTGGGGATGGTATGTTCACCGAGCTTCTTAAACCTGTGTTGACTAAAGTGTACCCTTGTACGATAGAAGAAGTCAAACATAACATCCAAAAGGAAAGAAGGATCATAGATATCCTTGAGCCGGTGATGAACCAGCATCGTCTTGTTGTTGACCAGAAGGCACTTGAACGTGATTACACTAGCGTATCCAAGTATCCTCCTGAGAAGCAACCTAAGTACATGCTTGCTCATCAGATGACTAGGATCACCAAAGACAGGGGTTCTCTGGTGCATGATGACCGTCTTGATGTTCTTTCTATGGCTGTTGGGTATTGGGTTGAACAAATGGCTGCTGATGTGGACAAGGAGATGAAAGTACGCAAACATGATTTATTAGATAAAGAACTAGATCGTTTTATGCAGAATGTAATCAATCCAAATCAATGGATCAGGGAGGAACCAAGGTGGTTTCATGTATGACGAATGATATTAGAGGACATTCACGGAGTGACCCCCTGTACGAAGTTAGTATTACATATGGAGTGTCATGGGTATCCATTGGTAGGTGAATATTTGATATAAAAATTGGAGAACTAGAGTTATCGATGCGAATCGGACTTTTCCCCCATAGGGGTCAATTAAATAGCCTGTGGCACGTTCTTTGCATATGGGGTGTGGCATGGGTCTTGCAATTGCAACATGCGTTCCTTTTGTTACCCTTGGTTTCAAGTGGCACAGTGTTTGCAGGCTTGCAACATGTGTTCCATCGATGGGTGGTATGTGTTTTGCAGGGCTGCAACAAGTGTGCCCTGGGTTGTGGCACAGGTTTTGCAACGCGTACGTGCGTTCTTTTGTTTGTGTTTCATTTTATCTGTTTTTTTTGGTAGGGTACTTGCATTGATCTAGGTAGGCAGCTTTTGCCTATCTTGACAAGTGCTTGCAAGTGTGCTATACTTTAGTTCAATTGATCAAACAAGGCACACTTGACACACTTGACAAGTGCTTGCAAGTGTGCTATACTTGATGTCAAGACGTTATCTCAAACAAGTAAAAACAAATGATACTTGACAAACCTCAAATGAGATGCTATAATGAATACAAAACAATTGAAGATGCAAGGAATTGATGTCAGCAAGTTGATTCCGGTAGACTTGACAAACAAGACAAGATGTGATACAATTAAAATAAAGAAAAGTGGATTCTGGAGTGCAATGCAAAAGCGAAAGCACTACCGATTAAGGTAACACTCTTGACAAACCTAATTCAATATGGTATATTATGATGCAAACGATAGCAATTAAGCCAGTTGTGAACGGTTGGAATGGTGAGACAATGTTCAAGCCAATGGATAAAGTTGGCAAGGAATTAGTCTCGATTCTTGGAAAGAAAGTGAATTTTAGCAAGAATGACATAGCTGTGTTAAAGAGAAATAACATAGTACAATTTATTGAATGGAAAGATCAAGGAGACATGCCATGGAACTAATGTTGAAACTAGTAAACATATCAATTATCATTATGTTAGTGGGTATCCTTTGGCAACTACAAAGGATTTTATATCAAATCTAATCGAAAAGGAAATATATGGACCCTTTTAAAGAAGAAAACATATGGGTTTTCTCAGATGAAAGATTACCAGGGATTGAAGTACATAATAGGGGAAGGTGTACCTTTAATATCATGGATTATGGTTCTAATACTGAATGTTTCACAGTCTATGAAAAGGATGAGACATATGAGGTTTCGTATGATTTTGCCAAACGTCAAGCAAAGGGACGTATTGAAGATTTAATAAGTGAACATTATTTAGAAACTTGACAAACAATGGTACTTTTGGGGTCACTGAGTGCCTCGTTAACTTGCATTAAATGCAATCAAACACTCATGAGTTAAAAAATCAAGCAAGGGGTTTGCATGGTAGCCCTTTGCTTGATTCATACAACTAAAACCATGTCTTTGCATAATCGAAAGGAAAAAAGATATGCAATACTTAAACACAATAAGTGCTCTCAAAGGGCAAAGCGTTACAGCAGGGCAAAAGTACCATCCTGGACAATGGGTCCAAGAAGGTTATAATGATGAACCTGTGAGAAAAGGTGTCTTTATGGGTAGAATCAAAAGTTCCGGTGAGGATGTCATCGTTTGGGACTTGGGTCAACCTAGATCTGAATTCAGGCACTTGATGCGGGTCCAGAGGCAATTTGTCATAGAGTCAAACCGTGTTGGGCGTACAATGAAAAACTTGTTCGGATACCTTGCGCGTATCCTTGGCTAAGTAGCAGGAACCATGCAGGACTTGACAAGTTCGTTATAGTCCTGCTATACTTCATAAAAAAGAGAGAGAGGATATTATGATTGTAGAACCATACGTATATAAAGAGAGAGATAAAGTTAAGACGTTTGAAGTAGGTGACAAACTACACATTGATGGTAAATGTTGTTATGGTACCCGACATAAATTAA